GGCATGGACACCCCGCCCTGTTTCTCTCTCCCCCCGCGCTCCCCCGAGCGATTCTCAGCGGACCGTCACGATGCGTGACCTTCACGCTGAGTTATCCCCTCCCCTGGCCGATACGGACAGTGACGCCCCGCGGGTTCTCGCTGGGGAGGCCGGCTACTTCATCGACGCAGGTGCCGACCGGTGCCATCGGTGCGGCGACACGAACTACACCGAGCGGCTCGTGTGCCTCACCTGCTCTGGCGACCCGAGCGGCGCCACCTACGCGGGTGCACCGTTCGTGGTCCGTGATCGGCGCCGGGTTCGGTGACCGTCGCCGAGGACCTGGCCAAGTCGCTGCGCACGACACCGACTCTCCCCCGCGACGCCGTCACGGTGGCGCTCGCACACCGGTACGCGGCCACTCTCGATGCCTGTTTCGACGCGCTGACCGGGTGGCAGGCCGAAGAGGACCCCGCCACGCACGCCCGGGTGATCTTGGAGATTACCCGGATCGGTGCACGGCTCGAAGCGACACTTGACCGGCTGGGCATGTCGCCCGGCGCTCGCCCGGCGACCCGCGGCGCGGAAGGGATGACCGGCGATGACCCTGCGCGCGATTCCCTCGACACCCTCCGACGAGATGCCGACGCCGGCGCCCCTGCCTCTGGGGTCGATTACGCCGCGGCAGTGGACCCGGCCGTTGCGGAAGCTCTCGCCGAGGACTAGCTACGGGTACGCGGTGATCCACTTCGCCGCGACGGTGCTGGCCCAGCCGCTCGACGCGTGGCAGCAATGGTTGGTGATCCACCTGGGCGAGCTGCTCGAGGACGGCCGGCCGCGGTTCCGGCAGGCCCTGGTGATCGTGGCGCGGCAGAACGGCAAGACCCACCTCTGCAAGGTTCTGGCGCTGTTCTGGATGTACGTCGAGCGGTGGCCGATGATCTTCGGCACGTCGACCAACCTCGAGCAGGCTAAGGAAGCCTGGGAAGCCGCGGTCGAGCTGGCCGAGACGGTCCCCGCGCTGGCGCAGAAGATCCCGAAGAACGGCAAGCGGATCGGCAACGGCCAGCAGGTCCTGATGACCACCGACCGGTCGCGGTACAAGATCGGCGCGGCGGACCGCAAGGGCGGCCGGGGCAAGAGCATCGACCGGGCGATCGGGGATGAGCTGCGCGAGCAGCACACCTGGGACGCGTACAACGCCGCGTACAAGGCGATGAACGCCCGCCCCCGCGGCCAGGTGGTCTACATCACGAACATGGGCGACACCCGCTCCGTCGTGCTGAACAGCCTGCGGCAAGACGCCCTCGACGGCGGTAACCGCAGACTGGGGATCTTCGAGTGGTCCGCGCCGCCCGGGACGCACCCGACCGACGCTGCGGGGTGGGCCGCAGCCAATCCGCAGCTTGGCCGGCGCATGGACTACGACGCGATCTCCGGCGACGCCCAGCGGGTCGCCAAGCCCGGCGCCGACCCGGTCGAGCTGTCCGGCTTCCTGACAGAGATCTTGTGCATGTCGGTCACCCAGCTCGACCCCGCGATCGACCCCGCGGGCTGGGCGGCCTGCCTCTCCCCCGGCGCCATCGACCTCACCGCCCGTCAACGCCTGGCCGCGGTGGTCGACGTGTCGCTCGACCAGCAGCACGTGACCCTCGCCGTGGCGCTCGAGCAGGACGGGGCGACCCGCGGCGAGGTGGTCGCGGCGTGGGATGGACCGCAGGCTATGGCCGCCGCGCTGGCCGAGCTGCCCGGGTGGATTGCCCGCATTCGTCCTAGGATGGTGGGGTGGTATCCGGGCGGCCCGGGCGCGGCGCTCGCTGCGCAGCTGAAGGATCGGCGGAAGGAGACCGGCCGCAGCTGGACACCCCGCGGGACCCGGGTCGCTGAGCTGACCGCTGAGGCGCCCGCGGTGGTGATGGGCTTCGCCCAGCAGGTCACCGCCCGGGCGTTCCTCCACTCTGGGCAAGCGCTGCTCGACGCCCAGGCCGAACGCGCCGAGAAGCTGTGGAAGCAAGAGCGGTGGGTATTCACCCGCCGCGGCGCCGGACACGTCGACGCCCTGTACGCCGTCGCCGGCGCCGTCCACCTGGCGCGGACCATGCCACCGACCCGGCACGTCGTCCGGACCGTCCGGTCCTGAAATGTCAGACCAATCGCCTACGATGCGCCGCAAAATCTCCTGCGCGCCGCCGGCGAGCTCCGCCACTTGACCGAAGGATTTCCGGCGCCGCGGCTGTACCCTCCGATCATGGGATGGCTCACTGCTGCTGTGCAGGTCGCGCGGGATGCGCTGTCGATGCCGCGCCCGATCACCCTCGACCTTCAGCCGGCCGCCACGTTCGACACCGCCCCGCAGCCCGTCGACCGTCTCCTGACCGCCATGCGCGTCGGCACCGGCCGCGTCTCCCGCACCGAAGCGCTGCAGGTCGCCGCAGTCCAGCGAGGCCGCAACGAGATCTGCTCAATCAGCACGCTGCCGCTACGGCTGTACCGCGGGCTCGACGTCGTCCAGTCGCCCCTGTTCCGGCAGTTCGACCCCGACGTCCCCAACGTCGTGCACATGGCCCAGACCGTCGAGGATCTGGCGTTCGAGTCGATCGCCTGGTGGCAGATCACCGGGCAGGACTTCGACGGGTACCCCGTGTCGGTGCGCCGGATCGACCCCGACCGGGTGACCCTGAAAGACCCGACCGGCAAGACCCCGCCCGACCAGGCACACCGATACGTGTGGATCGACAGCGACGACGGCCGCGGACCGCAACCCGTCTCGGCGCGCCTCATGATCAGGTTCGACAGCCCGAACCCTGGCATCCTGCGCGCGAACGGCCGGGCGATCCGGATCGCGTTGCGCCTCGACGCCCTGACCGAGATGTACGCCGAGAATCCGGCGCTGCGCGAGTACTTCACCGATGGCGATGACCCCGACGTCCCCGAGATGGAAGACTCCGAGGTCGACGCGTTCCTGGCCGAGTACGGGGCGATGCGGCAGACCCGGCCGTTCGGGTGGATTCCCAAGAGCGTCAAGCGCGCGGACGTGTCGTCGCCGTCGCCCAAGGATCTGACGCTGGTCGAGCTGCGCCAGGAGGTGAACCTGGCCATTGCGAACGGGCTGGGCGTCGATCCCGAGGACCTGGGCGTCAGCACCACGTCGCGCACGTACTTCAACAGCGTCGACAAGAAACAGGACAAGATCAACCGGGTGTACGGGGCGTACATGTCCGCGATCACCGACCGTCTCGCGATGGGTGACGTGACCCGGCGCGGCTACGCCCCGCGGTTCGACCTCACCGATTACCTGAAGAGTTCACCGACTGAGCAGGCCGCCTACTGGGCGGCGCTGAAGGGAATGGGCGTGACCGACTCCGCAGAGATCCGCGGCTGGGCGGGCCTGTCCGGGCCGCCGCCGGCCGCCGCCGTCGAGGCGCCGCCGGCCACCGCCGCGGTGGAGTCCGGCCGCCGCCCGGCGCTGCAGCTGGGCGACATCACTCCCGGCCGCCGCTTCGCCGGCGAGGGCCCGGCGTTCACGTTCCACGCCACCGACTTCAAGGGCGACGCCCCGGACGCCCCGACCGTCGATGCCGCGGCCAGAACGATCACCGGGCTCGCCGTGCCGTACAACGCGGTGGCCGAGAAATACGGGCTGAAGTACTCGTTCAAGCCCGGATCGCTCGAGTACTCCGAGCCCGCCCGGATGGCGCACCTCAAGGACCACATGACCCCGGTCGGTTTCCACCGGTCGGTGAAGGACAGCGCCGCGGGCCCCGTAGTCGAGCTGGCGGTCCTCGACGGCCCGGAGGGGTCCCCGGCCAAGCACGAACGCGATCAGCTGCTGTACGACGCCGAGCACGGCCTGTACTCCGGGCTCTCGATCGGCGTGGATTTCAGCCTCGACCCCGAGGTTGGCGACGTCGAATACGACGAAGAGACCGGCACGTTCAACGTCATCCGAGCCACCTGGCGCGAGACGTCCACCACCTACATGCCAGCGTTTGACGATGCCCGCGTGACCAAGGTCGCGGCGAGCCGAACAGGAGGGTCCCCCGTGGACGAGTGCCAGCACTGCAAGCGGCGCCACGCCCCGAACATCAGCTGTGCGACATTCGCTGCACAGGTCGCCACCCAGCCCGCCCAGCAGGCCGCGCCGCCGCAGCCCGCGACCGGCGCACAGTTCTCCGACTTCACCGCGTGGCTGGCCACCCAGCAGCAGGCCGCCCCGCAGCCGGCCGCGGGCCCGACGCTGGTCAACCCGCACCAGTCGACCGGGACCGCGGTGGTCACCGAACCCCTGCCGTACCGGTTCGACCGCCGCGGGAACCTCCGCGCCGGGTCGCACGACTTCTCCACCGACCTGGTGGCCGGGTGGAAGAACGGCGACCAGGGCGCCCGCGACCGGGCCGAGACGTTCCTCAAGGACTACTTCGAGGCCCAAGACTTCTCCGGGGTCGGGCAGGCCGCGGCGAACAAGTTCGCGATCACCCCGGCGAACGTGGTGAACCTGAACTACCCGCAGAACCACCCCGAGATGTACGTCGACCAGATGGAGTACCAGTACCCCGTCTGGAACGCCGTCAACAAGGGCACCCTCGACGCGGTAACCCCGTTCGTCATCCCGAAGTTCAACACGGCCACCGGGCTGGTCGCGGACCACGTCACCGGCACCGAGCCGACCCCGGGCGCGTTCACCGCGACCGCCCAGACCATCACCCCGTCCGCGGTGTCCGGCAAGGTCGAGATCACGCGTGAGGCGTTCGACCAGGGCGGCAACCCTCAGATGTCCGGGCTCATCTGGCGGCAGATGGTCCGCGGCTACTACGAAGCGCTCGAGGCGTACGTGATCGCCCAGCTGACCGCCCTGGCCGCGTCGATCACCGACCTCACGATCACCACCGCCGCCGCCGACGCGGTGCTCGACCAGTCGATCGCGGACGCCCTCGTGCCGCTGCAGTACATCCGCGGCGGTGACCGGTTCCGCACGGTCTTCACCCAGATCGACCTGTACAAGGCGATGATCAAGGCCAAGGACTCGGCCGGCCGCCGCCTGTACCCGGTCCTCGGACCGCAGAATGCCGCGGGCACCACCCGCGACGGGTACGCCTCGATCGACGCTCACGGCAAGATGTGGATTCCCGCCTGGGCGACCGCCGCTACCGGGTCGGTCGCGGCGACGTCGTGGATGTTCGACCCGGAGAAGGTGTGCGCCTGGGCGTCCGCCCCGCAGCGCATCGACCTGCAGTGGCGGGTCGCGTGGGTCGACGTCGGTATCTGGGGATACAAGGCGTTCGGCGTGACCGACTTCGCCGGCGTCCGCGAGCTGGTCTACGACCCCGTCTAGCCGTCCCGCGCTGTGGGATTTTCCTACGGCATCTGATCTTGCGCGTGCCCGTGACCAGCGAACATGGGCCGCCGTCGATGGACGGCGGCCCACCAGAATCGAGGTATGTCAATGTCCGAAACGAAGGAAGATATCGCGACGGCGCGCGACGCGCTGCTGGTCGAGAATGCGCAGCTGCGCGCCCAGCTGGCCACGGGTGGCCGGCAGGTGAACGCCCCGGCGCATCAGTTCCTGCTGTCCGAGGGCGGCCGGCAAGAGCTGATCACCTACGGGGTGACGACGGTCAACGGCCGGCGCGTCACCGCCGAGCAGGTGAGCGAGCTGCTGGGCGACGCCCAGGCCGACGTCGAGCTGGGCGACACCAAGCCTGTCGACGGCAACCCGGCGGCCCGGCCGAACCTGGGCATCCCCGGGGTCGATTTCGTCTACCCGTCCGTCGTGCCCGGTGCGATCGACCCGGCGGTGGCCGGCACCCCGGGAATCAACGGGCCCGCGGCGACCCCGGCACAGCTCGCCGCCGCGGAGTCCCTCGCGGATTCCGACGTCACGCTGATCGACAACTGACGGAGGCGCGGCGGTGGCTTGGAAACCCGATTACGCGACGCTCGTGGAGGTGAAGGCGTACCTCCGGACCGCTGACACCTTGGATGACGCTGAGCTGCCCGGGTGGATTACCGCCGCGTCTCGTGCCATCGACGGCAAGTGCAACCGGCAGTTCGGGCAGGAGGCCGCCCCGGTCGCCCGCACGTACCGGCGCGCCCCGTTCTGGGACCCGACGCTGTGCATGTGGCTGCTCGAGGTCGATGACTTCATGACGTCCACCGCCATGACGGTCGCCGGTGTCGCGGTGGCGTCCGCGGGCGTGACGCTGCTGCCGGACAACGCCCCCGCGGACGGCCGCCCGTGGACGCACCTCGGGTACACCACCCAGCCCGTGCTGTCGTACGTCGGCGCTCCGGTCTCGTTCGTGGTGTCCGCCCGGTGGGGGTGGACCGCCGTCCCTGATCAGGTCAAGGCCGCAGTCAAGCTGCAAGTGTCGCGGTGGATGGCACGCCGCGACAGCCCGAACGGCATCGTGTCGAGCCCGGATAACGGCGGGCTGCGCGTGCTGGCCAGGCTCGACCCGGACGTGGCCACGTCCCTGACCCGGCTGTCCCGCCGGCGCCGGGTCGGGTGACGTCGTGGACCTGTTCGCAGTCATGGCCGAAGTAGCGACCGCACTGAAGACCCTGCCCGGCCCGGGCGGTACCGAGACCCTGGCCGGCCGGGTCTTCGACTGGCAGGTCGGGAAGATCAACTCCCCGGGGGTGATCGTTGGCCTGCCGGATTCGATCGACTTCGACCAGACGTACGGGCGCGGACAGGACAAGTTCTCTGACCTGGTCGTGATGCTGCTGCTGGGCAAGGGCGACCAGCGCTCCGCGCAGAAGTTTATGGGCCCGTACGTCGCCGGCGCCGGGGCCAGCAGCGTCAAGGCCAAGCTCGACGGCTACGCGTGGACCACCTGTCACCGGGCGGTGGTCAACCGGGTCGAGTTCCTCGACGTCGAGTACGCCGCTGTGCCGTACCTGGCCGCATCGTTCCATACCGATATCTGGGGAAGCGGAGGTTAGCCGTGGCGTACGTGCACGGTAAGGACACCAAACTGACGGTGGCCACCAAGGACATCAGCCCGTACACCAAGACCAGCAGCTATGAGATGGGCGCGGATTTCCACGACACCTCCGGCTACGGGGTCACGAACAAGACCAAGCAGGGCGGCCTGAAGGACGGCAAATTCACGTGCGGTGGCACGTACGACAACACCGTGTCGGTGGGCCCCCGCAACGCCCTGCATTCGCTGGTGGGCACGTCGGTGGCGGTGGTCCGGAACCCTGAGGGAACCGGCACCGGCAAGCCCAACGACGCGTTCACCGCCGTGCTGACCAAGTTCGTCGAGACGAACCCCGTGGACGACATGGTCACGTGGTCCGCAGACTTCGAGATCTCCGGCGTGGTCACCACGACCGCGCTGCCGTAACCGCTACAGGGGGAACCGTGAAGGCCACCAAAGATCATCTACTCGCACCGCGGATCGAGCACGGCACCGTGACCGTGGACGGCTACCAATTCGAGATCAGGCCGTTGTCGCGCAAGCAGCAGATCATGGTGCAGGAAACGCGCGAGCGTGGCGGCCTGGCGCCCGCGGACGCGCTGCTGCTGCACCTGGGCATGGTCGACCCGGCCATGACGCTCGAGGAAGCTGAGGCGTGGCAGGACACCGATGGCCAGGCCGACGCCGCTTCGGCGGTGTCTGAGGGGATCGGCCGGATCTCCGGCATGATGCCGGACTCCGGGAAGGCCGCCTACAAAAGCGTTCGAGAGCAGTCCGGATCTTGAGTTTGAGTTCTACCTGGCCGACAAGCTGGGGATGACCGTTGCCAGGCTGCGCGACGAGATGGGGCAGGGTGAGTTCGTGTACTGGACACGCTGGCACGCCCGCAAGGCCCAGGCCGCCGAGCTGGAAGCGTTGAAATCGTGAGCGCCCGCCAGCTGAGCATCAACGTCGACGGGCTGGCCGAATTCCAGGCCGCCCTACGCGAGATGGACCGCGACCTGCCCAAGCAAATCCGTCTCGTGCTGAACGATGCGGTGGGCCTGGTGATCGACTACACCCGCCCGCGGGTGCCGAAGGTCACCGGCCGCGCCGCTAACTCGATCAAGGCCAAATCGTCGCAGCGTGAGGCACGCGTGTCGGTCGGTGGCCGGGGTGCCCCGTACTACCCGTGGCTCGACTTCGGCGGGCAGGGACGCGTACGCGGGCGCCCCGCCCCCCGCACATTCATCCGCAAAGGCCGCTACCTGTACCCCGGGCTCGACGCCAAGCGCGACGAGGTGACCGAGGCGATGGAGGCCGGCCTGACCGCCCTGGCCGCCGGCGCCGGATTGGACAGCGACTGATGGGGAATCAGGTCACGCTCACGTTCGCCGGCAAGAGCGAACCCCTCGAGCAGACGTTCGACAAGGTCGGCAAGTCCGCCGAGGTGATGGCGGTCCGGGTCACCGACGCCACCAACGCGTCCGGCGAGCGCTTCGACCACCTGTCCGCCCAGTCTTCGCTGCTGTCTGGTGGCATCGGTGACGTCGGTGGGGCCCTGACGGAAGCGTTCGGGGAGAACACCGCGATCGGGGAATTCGGGGCCAAGCTCGAGAGCGCTTCCGCGGTGGTCACTGGCTTCACCGGCATCATGGATCTTGGTGTGTTCGCGACGAACAACTTCAAGCTCGCATCCGCCGCCCAGGCTGTCCAGACGGGGGTGACGTCCGCGGCGACCAAGGCCGCCGCCGCCGCCCAGTGGCTCATGAACACCGCCCTGCTCGCGTCCCCGATCACGTGGATCGTGGTTGGCATTGTGGCCCTGATCGCGGTGATCGTGCTGATCGCGAAAAAGACCGACTGGTTCTCTCAGGCGTGGCGCGCGTCGTGGAAGTGGATCAAGCAGGCCGCCAGCAACACGTGGGATTTCTTGAAGAAAATTCCCGGCTGGATCGGCACAGCGTTTTCCAAGGTCGCGAATTTCATCGCGGCGCCGTACAAGGCCGCGTTCAACCTGATCGCCCGGGCGTGGAACAACACGATCGGACAGCTGTCGTGGACCGTGCCCAGCTGGATTCCTGGGATCGGCGGGAACAGCATCAGCGTGCCGCACCTGCCGACGTTCCACGCCGGTGGTGTGGTCGGTGGTGTCCGCGGCACCCCGACGATGGCGCTGCTGCAGGCCGGCGAGACGGTCGGGAACGTCACCACCTCGAGCCCGGCCGGCGCCCCGGTGTACGTCCGCGGCGATGGTGTCCTCGACGTGCTGATCTCCGCGATCGCTGACCGGGTCGACCAGCGTGGCGGCCGGTCGAACCTGCTGGGGATTCGCGCATGACCCCGCAAGCGATCAACATGGATCTGTACCTGAACGGGGCGTGGGTCGACCAGGCGGTGGGCGGCACCGTGCTGCTGACCGACCCGATCAAGATCACCCAGGGGACCGACACCGATGGGGCGTTGCGGCCGGCCGGGGTGACGTTCACGTTTAACAACGACAGCCGCAAGTTCGACCCGTCGAACCCGCAGAGCATCCTGTACGGGCTCGCCGGCCGGAATACCCCGCTACGGGTATGGATTGCTGCGACTACCCGCCAGTACTGCGAAGTGTCGTCGTACGAGCCGATCGAAACCGCCGATTGGGTCGCCGGGGTCAGCGGGCTGGCCACCACCGCGATTGTCGCCGAAGGGATCAGCCGGCGCCTGGCCAAGTGGACCGACCGGGTCAGGTCCCCCATGTACTACACGATCAGTACCCGAGCCAACTCAGTCGGTCACTGGCCGCTCGAGGACTCCGCGGGCACCACCCAACCGTCGAACACTCTCTCCGGTGGCCAGCCGGGGTCCGCGACCAACGTCACGTTCGGAGACTCCGACGTGCCTGCCGGCGCCGAGACGTCCGCCGTGCTCGGTTCCTCCGGTGGGATCTCCGGAGTGTTTCAGCAGGTCGCGGCGAACGTCGGTTGGCAGATCAGCTGGTCGATCAAACTGGCCGCCCTGCCCGGCGCCGGGCTGCAACCGATGATGTCGTGGACCACCACCAACGGCTACCGGTGGTGGTGGGACATCGACAGCGGCGGTTTCCGGATCACCTGCCGCGACCGCGACAGCACCCTACTGTTCTCGACCACCTCGAGCCCAGGCGCCGGAGTCGACCTCGACAAGTGGATCTCGTACCGGCTGAAAGTCACCGCGTCGGGCGGGACCGTCACCGTCGAGCCCGCCTGGTTCGTGGAGGACTTCAACACCACCTACGGGGTGACCGGCACGTTCTCCGGCACCACCGGGGCGTTGCAGACGTGGATTACCGCGTCGAATTCGTACGTGTCCGGGGCTCGCCTGGTCCACGTGTTCGGGGTCACCACCGGCACCGACGTGCTGAACGGCACGAACGCCCGACGCTCGTTCAACGGTTTCGAGGGCGAGACCGCCGGCTACCGGTTCGACCGCCTCTGCAATCAGTTCGGCATCCCGCACTACTTCATCGGCACCTACACCGACACCGCCCTGATGGGCGCCCAGCGTCCGATGAAATTCCTCGAGCTGCTCCAAGAGTGCGCCACCACCGATGACGCGCTGCTCTTCGACGAACGCGCCGCCCTCGGGCTGACGTTCTTCACCCGCAAAGCCCGCTACAACCAGACCGTCGCCCTGGCCCTGACGTTCCCCACCCACGTGGCGTACCCGCTGAAAAAGCGCTTGGACGACGCGCTGACGGTCAACAGCATCACGGTCAAGAACGTCAACGGTGGGGAAGCCACCGCGGTCCGCTCGAGCGGGGCCCTGTCGATCCTTCCGCCGCCGGCCGGGGTCGGGGAGTACAAGGGCGGTGACGTCACCGTCAACTACTCCACCGACGCCCCGCTGCAGCTGCGCGCCGGGTGGGAGCTAGCCAAAGGCACCATCGAGGGCGCCCGGTACCCCCTGGTCCGTGTGGACGCCCTGGCAAACCCTGGCCTGCCGCTGACCGACGTCGCCCCCGGGTCGATCATCTCGATCACCGGGAAGGAACCGGACCCGGTGCTGCTGGTCGTGCTCGGCATCGAGGAGACGATCGGGCACACCACGCGGGCGTTCGAGTTCACGTGCGTGCCCGCGGCCAACTGGTTCCCGGCCAAGTACGACGACACCACCCGCCGGTACGACTCCCGCGCCACCACCTTGCAGACCGCCCGCACCACCACCCAGACCGCGTGGACGGTCACCTACCCGACACCCAGCGACGCGTGGACGGTTAAGCCTGCCTCGCTGCCGTTCGACCTGCTCGTGGCAGGGGAGCGGGTCACCGTGACCGCGGTCGGGGCGGTCACCGGGTCTGGCCCGTACACCCAGACCATGACCGTGACCCGGTCAGCGAACGGCATCGTCAAGGCCCAGGCCGCTGGCGCCGAGATTCACGTGTTCAACGTCGCCCGGTACGCGCTGTGAAGGAGCAACACCATGCCTGCTGCTGGTGACCCGGTATACGCCTCAGACGTCCTGCGGGCCCGCCCGACCGTGCTGTGGGACTCCGCCAGTTCGGCGCTGGCCGCGTCGTCGGCCGACGTCGACATCCCCGGTATCTCGATCGCGTTCACCACCGAAACCGCCGGCGCTGAGGTGGGCGTGGTCTGGCACATGCAGGCCGACCCGACCGGGGCGGTGACCACCACGATGAACAGCCGGCCGCGGATCACCGGCCCGGCGGCGTTCGTCGCCGCGTCCGCGGTGTACGCCACGTACGCCGGGTCCCTCGCCTCAGATCAGGCAACCGTCGGTAACAACTACAAATTCACGCTGGGCATTGCCGGCACGTACACCCTGACGCTGAGGGGCACCACGAACGCCTCACAACAGGTCAATATCTACACCGCTGTGACCGCCACCGTGCAGGAGCAATTCGCCTGACGAAACCGTCACACCCCCGGCGTACGCTGGGGAAACAGTTGTGAGGGGGAACGTTGAAAATCACTCGTGAGCTGGTCGCCCTGATTGCGATCATCGTTGCCGGCGCGGTCGGGCTCGTCCTCGGCTTGGCAGTGTGGGCCGACTGGTCAGACGGCGCAATCCTGGGCATGCTCTCGCTGTTCGGTTCGCTGGCATCCGGTCTGATCGTGGCGGTCCGCAACCAGCAGAAGACCACCGAAGCGCTCGAGACCGCCGACCAGAAGATCGACACCGTCATCGCCCAGACAAACGGCATGTCGGAGCGTGAACGCCAGGACATAGCCGAACGCGCCGCCGCGTCGGTCGTGCGTCAACTGAGCGGGGGCAAGCGATGACTAACTGGGGTGGACTCAACAACGCACTGGCCGCGTGGCGCCGCGGCCTGAACGAGCTACTGCCGAACCGGTCGACCCGATCGGACGGCGGGTACGCCGACAGCAACCACGCCAGCACCAGTCAGCACCAGGCCGACGCAGACGGCACCGTCGACGCGTTCGATGAGGACCGCAACTACCTGGGGTCGGCAGACCAGGACGGCAACGCCACCGAGGACAAGATCCACGCCGCTCTTGACCGAGACTTCATGGCCGACAGCCGCGCCTACCTGATCATCTCCGATCGAACCATCCGGTCCGACTCGATCGGCAACTGGCGCGTACGGGCGTACTCCGGCGACAGCCCCCACACTGAGCACACCCACCGCCAGGTCTACCAGTCCCGTGAGGACGACGGCCGGGCCTGGGCGTTCACCCACACACGTGCGCTGCTGAGGCAGCTGAACGGAGACGACGACATGACGAAAGCTGAGCTGCTCGAGGTCCTCGAGTCCCCCGCCGGCCAGGCCGCGATCGCCAAGGCCGCCGGCATCGGCGTCCACAACCAGCCTCTCGGCCGATCCGGCGTCACCATCGGCGTGCAGCTGCAGTCCACGGTGGGCCGGATCGCGGACGACACCACCGCGATCCGCGCCGCGGTGGTGCCGCCGCCGGCCGAGTAGCTTTCCGCTGGGGGGAAAGCAGCAGGGCCCCACACCTCACGGTGTGGGGCCCTGCTGTGCCAGC